ATCCTCTTCCTCTTCATCCTCGTCGACTTCTTCTTCCTCTTCATCCTCTTCCTCTTCATCGTCTTCATCCTCGTCGACTTCTTCCTCGTCGACTTCTTCTTCCTCGTCGACCAGTTCAATGTCCTCACCGTTTTCTAAGGCTTCAAAAATTCCGTCATTATCTGAAAGCATTTCCATTACTTCTTCAACTTCATCCATAGAAACGCCAGTTATATTTTTAAAGGTAGCATCATTGATAGGCGCAGCGTATTGAGACAGTATCCATAGAAAGTCTTCATCAAAGTCATATATTTTTGTAATAGCAGCTTTTGTATTCGGGTCTGTGAAAATTTCTACTTCTTTTTCATTTTGCATTTGCCCATAAAGATTATAGTCTTCTCTATTCTCAAAATGTTCGTCATCATTAATGTCTAACAAATTAGACATTTTTAGTACAAGTCTGCTGTTTAATTGGAACACAATTCTTGAAGAGCCCTCCCCAACATAATCTAAATTTGCATTTGCATATTCCAACTGGGTCTCATAGGACTTCATTGATTTGAACTTGTTATAGTTAAATCCTGTTTTTGCTTCAGTAATAACTAACGCAACTTGCATTTGTATATATTCAGGCAACAACATTATGCTGCCTTATATAGACTTACCAAGTCTCTTGTAAACCCATAATCAATTAGGATTAGTCTCCCATCTGCGGTTTTAGCCCAGTGGTCCCACTCTTCAACATCACCTGGCATTACTCCGACTTCAATAATTAGTGTTAATGCCCCAAGCAATATAGGATTTTTAGCTACAGCAGCCAATTCTTTTTTGAGCCCAAGGATCCTATTAATCTTTTTTTGAAGTATGGGCGGAGGTTTAGTTCCCTGCGGCAAAGCCTTCACTCGATTTTGCATTTTTGTCAACGCAGCATTATATTCATCATCTTGGTCTTTTATAATATTCTGCCAGTCTTTATAGCTCTTGATCATGGAGGAAAAATTATTCCAACTTATCCCTGCAATTTCTTCAAACTCTTGAGGGGACTTTACTGGACGAGCAAGTTCAGAGATAAGCCACCGATAGTCTTGATCATAATCATATATTGTGCTTACAATATTTTTGGACTTCGGATTAGTATAAACGCTCACCTCGCCTTTGTTTTGTCCAATCCCTTTTGAATTTTTATCCCATAAAAACCATGCGTAGTCAGTAGCGTCAGTTCCCACTCCGGTAAAGGAGGGCCTATTAGGAAGAACAAAAACATCTGGCTTTGTATCCTGCAACCATTCACAACGTTTTCCTGAGCTCAAAAAGTTTAATCGCAGCAACATACAGACTTGTTCTGATTGCTCAAGTGCGTGTTTGATTACTTCTTCCGCTAATTTATATGGCGGATTTCCAATTGCAACCTGAAATTTTCTATATTCATCTGGGTGCCATTTTAAAAAATTGTCGGCATATACTCTAGAAACCCCTTTTGTTTTTGCTAAAACTGGCATAAATTTTTCTTGAAGTTCTACTGCTACAAATGAAGAAGGAACACCAAAGCTTTTTGAAGCTCGTATAATGGCGCCAGAACCTGCGCACGGCTCTAACCACGTCCCTTGTTGTAAGCGAGATTTTGTTTTCTCTAAAAATCTATGGACACACCACTGAGGCGTCTCATAAAAATCATTAGGATCACGTTTCGTTTTTCCTCTTCCAGTTGCACTCATTTTTCTGTATTCCCATGTTTAGAATATGGATATTCAATTTGTCCAGAGGCAGCAGTTATGTAGGCATCTGCCATATCAAAATTATGTTTATCATAAACCATTTTTCCTTTATGGTATCCTGTTTTGGCCAAGTGTTGTACCCAGGGAAAATCAGGATGTAATTTTTTAACTGCTTCAAAAATTTTTGTCTTATTGTCTTTGGACTTGTCTTTTCTGTTAATTTTGATGCCAAGATTTTTACGTCCTGTTCTAACATTTATCATGATTGGCTTCACTCCAAAAAGCTCATACCCGATATATGAAACAATCCCATTGAACCTAGATAACGTAAAAAGTGTTTTAGCACTAGAAAAACCTGGAGTAAACCTCATATGAGCTTCCTCGACGAAGATGCGTTGCAAGTTATATTTGTTTGTATCAACCGTGTTGTTTAGAGCAGATTTTACTTCGGCTGCCTTATCCCAAACATCTTTAAATTTTGTTCTGTTTAACTTATAAGCCTCGATTTTAATCATATCACCAGTAATGGCGTCAAGAAGGGCGGCGCCGACTATGGAAGTTGAGATATCTAATCCAATGTCTACTAATCTGCGAGGATTTTTTTCTTCTTCTTTCGCACAACAGCTTTCTTTTTCTTTTTTGCAGTTGGTTTTTTTGCAGCAAGAATTTTTTTGAATGCGGTAATTTTTTGGTCGCACCAGAATTCGTAGCTCGCTTTGTTCTTTGCTGCCCATGATCTTCCTACTATTGCTTTCTTTTGTACATGCTTATTATTCAAAAAACGATTGCTCTTTACCTCAACAAGTTTTTTGTCTCCATTGCAGTATACAACCAAAAAGTCAGGAATGTAAGTTCTTATTCTGCAAGTTGTTACGTTTGAACACCATTGCAATTTAAACGGTTCGTACTCATAATATAGAACACCTGTATCCAAATCTAGTATTTCGCATACAACCTTTTCCCACCCGCTTCTATATTTTGCGGGTCCGTTCCTGCATTTAGCAGATACATGTGTCCCTGTTTTAAAGCGAGACTTCTTTTTTCTTCTTTTTTTCCTCGGACTGCTTTTAGATTTAGTTATAGTGATCATTATTCGTTATAGAAAGAAGTAGTTCCTTGTTCCCCGGTAGTATCTGAAATATCTTCTTCATCCACAGAAATAACTTTTCTACCTCCCTCACCCAAAGCAATTGGAGCCATGTCGTCCGCAAGGCGCTCACGCATTTGTCTTACGTCCGCTAGATTGCCATCAGTATCATTCTCGCCCAGTCCACGCTGTTGTTCGAAAGTTTTCTGTGACTGTGCATCCTGGAAAGATTTTGCGTCCTTTAGGAGTAGTTTGAAATCGGGCAAATCAAATCTTCCAGAACGGGCAAGCTTTCCATCCAACTGCCAGTAAATATTATTTTCTGCTTGCCCAAACAGGTCCCCAAGCTCAACAGAGGTAAGGACTTCAAATACCTCAGCTCCGTAACTGAAAAAGTCACCTGTCTCTGGTTCAAATCCCTTATCTATTAAATCACGTGATTGAATAAAAACTTGAAGTTTCGTTGTGGACTCCACAGTAAACTCACTAATAGAGTTTGCATTATCTGGTTGCCCGACAACTGCATCAATTTTAATTGGATTATCAAAAATCTTTTGTACTGCTTCGTCGTACACAGGGTGAACTTGTGTTTTTAGTATAGAGATGGGGTAATAAACAATATATTGTCCTGATATATCCTTAATATACTCTTTGGTGATGTCATTAATAAATTGAATTTCTCTATTTGATACAAACAGTCTAGCCATGACTTTAAGTATTGCAAAATAAATTATATTGTTGCATAACGATAACATAAAAAATTTTACATTCCAAACACTATAATCTTATTATTCGATTGTTCTTAGTAATCTTTCTATATACACGTCATCTGGAATTGTATGTTCTTTAGTTTTATTCGTGATAACATATGCGTGGTCGTACTCTACAGGGCCATACGATATAACCTCATTCTGATAACTCGCAAATTCTGGCAAATCTCCAACTTCAGCAATACCTGCTGGATCAATAAAAAAGTTTTCACTGGTTGTTTCTGCGGTTAACAATATTGAACTTTCATTTGGGTAAAGGGGTATTGTGCCTAAATCTCTAATAATCCATCTCATACCTAGCTTAGTGGACCATGAATGAGTTCCAAATACGCCAGACATATCTCCGCCCGGCTTCATTGTTCCTTGGCCATGGTAAGTGACATTGGTAAGCAGGCTGTAGTCCTCGTATTTTTTAAATTCTTTCATATCGTCATCATCTATAGGAAAGCCAGAAAGTTCTCCCACGGTACTCCCTACAATTTTTGCTGCATTTTCTGTAGAAATATCGCTAATAAAACGATACACGAGAGTGTTAGGAGGAGCTAAAATTTTTGAATACCAACCTTTATTCGACATTGAGATAATTTTTTTTGCTATTAGAGCTAGTGCTTCTGGCGACCCGTTATAGTGCTCGCTTAGCGCATCAAAAAATTCTTGTTCCTTGACAGTATTTTGTTCCTGTTGTGCGTCTGGGTCTAGGTCATTTCGCTCAGGAGCAAAAAGATATTTTCCAAACGGGGCGCCAGCAGGAGCCTCGGCGGGCGACGTTGCCTCTTGCAAAGTTTTCACTAATAAGTCTTTGATTATAAAAATTAGATTATTTTTTTGCAAGCTCACGAGAATAAATAGTCTTACTTGTACATTAAATAAAAAAACCGATGAACCATCGGTTTTTTGCATTTGGTTTTATCTTTTTGCTATCAAGGAATAATCTCAATAACTATAGGATTGTTTGTTGGTTTTTTTCTATCATTGCATATTGAAGAATTTATAATATGTGTATCCCCATGTTTGTATACTCCATAGCCCGTATGAATATGTCCACACGCAATTAGTTTAAGATCACTTTTTTCAAGTAATTCTTTTTGCCACCCGCAGCCTACGTGTTGTCCGCCTCTGTTTATATCCCCAAATCCAAATGGAGGCCCGTGGGTAACTAAGACGTCTGTACACTTTGGCACCTTTTCCCAAACTTTTTGCATATCCGGTCGATGGACGTTGAATGCCCAATCGTGAAACCACGGTTGTCGGGGCTCACCGTAAATATTCAATTCTTCGAGCACCACTAGTTCTTGGTCCAGATAATGGATATCCCCATAAGTGTCGAGCATTTCTATAGACAAATCTGGATTTTCTTCACAAATAAAATCATGATTTCCTGGAACAAATATTTTATGTTCGCACTGTGTTTGTGCCCCAAACCACATGGCAAAACTTTCAAACTGCCAATTTTTTCCACTTTGGGTAGCATCCCCTGAATGAATTAAAATATCACATTCTGGAATTGTTATTGCATTTTGTGCACTGGAGCCGTGAGTGTCTGATATGCAGACTATTTTAACCATTGCTTACCTGTCTTCCGGTTTTGGCATTTCAATATTTAGGATATTGTAAATGTCTTCTTCATTCTTGCCGCCGATTTTTTTGGTTCCCTTGAAAATTCCTTTTTCATTTACCTTATATCCAAGCCTTTGTGCCTTGGAGCGAACGTCAATATTGTGTGCTTTTGATCCCGTGAAATATTGTAGTGCTGCTCCAAAAGAGCTATCAGGAACCACTAATAAATCAGCTTGAATAGTATTCTCGCCAAGGGTGAACCAAATTGAAGACTTCTTATCCCCAACGTTTATCACTTTACCAAGTTTTGTAAACGCAGAAATAAACTTGCTTCGGTCTTTAGTCTTTCCGGAAACCAAAATGTCAATATCCTTAGAAGTTTCTTTTTTTCTTCTAACGGAACCGGCAACTTCTGCTCTAATAACTCCATCTTGTTGCTTCATTACTGAAAGCATGGTATCTGCCATTTTCCTAGCAGTATACTTGTTCAGACGAGCTTCTTTTTTATCTATTGCTTGGCGCATTGCTTCGTCAAAACGAGGGTCTAGTTTCCCGGCCTTCCACGCAATAACCAACTCATCGAAATTTTTAATTCCATCTTGATAGAATTTCCAAGCAGTTTTAGGTCCGACGTTTTTTACCACGAGCATTGTTAGGCACTGTGGATCAATTTCTTGAGCAAGTTCATTGAATTTTAGGGACGAACCAGTATCTTGGTATTCTAATACAGTTCTGCTAATGCCCTTGCCTACCCCTGCAATCGAAGTTACATTTTCCACAGTTATGGGTTCACCAAAGTTTTCTACGCCGTCAGCAGCCTGTGTGAAGGCCCTAGAACGCCATGTGTTACTTTGAATTTGGTACAGGGTGGAGAGTTGTCGCAAATGTTGTGCAGTTAGTCTATTCATGTACTTACTATAACATATTCTAGACTAGATTTGAACCCAGTATAGCGAATTACTTTACTGTTAGTAAAGGACCCTTTGGGGAAGTCGAAAAATGAGTAATTTGCGGGAAAGTTTCCAATAGAAAGTCTTTATATGAGTTTATATTTCCGATAGTTTTTTCTTTACCGTTATCCCACACTTTAATTTCTTCAACGTCATCTAGGATATCAAGCTTAGTCACGACGATTTCATCTGGCCTATAAATGGATAATGCATATTTTAGTTCGTCTACAATAAGCCAGTAACATTTACGATTTCTTCCAGTAGTTGTACCGACTTCGTCACCCTTTTTACCAAGCCATGATAATTCTGGGTAGTTTGGAGGCCCGTCACCAACCCTGCTCGTATATGCTTTCATTACCCCAACACGTTTATCAATTTTGTGAACGGAGCTTGGGAATACACTTGACGAAGTTGTCCATGGGTATGCCCCGTAATCAACATCGAGCATAATACCTTGTGCGCTTTCAAATAAAATGCTTTCATTATCAGAAATTGGGGGCAGTCCACGGTAAACTGTAAAACCGTTAGGGTTATAGTTTTTGAACCGTACCCCCTTTTTTAGAGCCCTGTCTGCATATACATATGCAATCCCTTTTTTCGTACTACCAAACCCACTACCTGTGATATCAGCATCTTTGTGAGACTTCCGAATAATATTAACATTCTCTGAGACATGAATATCTTTTGGTGCAACACCAACTACTTCACATTCTTTCATGAGGATATCTAAATCGACTACCATGCCTGCATCGAGAGCGATTTTTTTACCAAGCAAAGTTCCGCCAGGAAGGTGATGAAGCTTATATTTGATGTCGTTTTGATAGACTGTATGCCCAGCGTTAGGACCGCCATTGAAACGGACAGACCAATCACGATCCGCTGCCATCACATAAGAAACTCGGCCCTTACCCTCATCGCCATACTGTAAACCACAAACTAGTGCATTATTCATATACCCATGATAACAGAGCAAAAGAGATTTTAAACAAGATAAAGATACGCAGTCTTATTTACTCTGTAAAAATGTCAGCAATTAAATGCTTGACTATTTCTTTTAGTTTACTTTCATTCACTTATTAGCAAAAACAAAAATTCAAATCTACATAAAAAGGATACGTTTATAAAAGCTTCCATCCTTTATGTTTCTTTAGTTTTTCTTTTGTTAATTTATATAAACAACTTGGGTCTAAATTATGCTCTTTAGCAAACGCAGATAAGTTATATATATTTTTGTATATTTTACCATCTGGACCAACAAGGTCTGGCTTTTTCGTCAAAACTCTATTTTTGTTGAAGGCAACAATGTTCTTTCTAGAACATGCATCCATTTCTTTTCTAAACTTCGGGTCTTGTTTATATCGCTCTTGTATTTTTTTAACTTTTTCTTTGCCCGTTTTTTGATATTTTTTCTTAAAATCGGGGTCATTCTTCATACGTTCTTTAAAAGTAACCCTTCCTTTTGACTGACTAGCTTTTAGTGTTTCAACCACATGGTCCCTAGAGCCGTTAGCAAACTCTTCTTTTATGCGTGCGGACATTTTCTCACGGCGTTCTGGATCTTTAGTCCAATTTTTCTTTTGTGCCACAGAACAGTTTTTCTTATATTCATCGGATTGTTGAACAACTCCTTTGTTTTTGAGGATTTTCTCACGGATTGCAGGATTTGTCCACATAACTTTCGAATTCTCGGAAATTAGCTTCCTTGTCTCTTCGGGCGTATTGGAATAGCAGCTTCTTTCTTTTTCAACGGTTTTCTTTTTGAAGTTAAAACAGTTCTCCCAATTTTCTAATTCCATTTGTTCATCTATATATTCTTGCTCTTTGGTAGTTCGAGCGGTCTTATCTCCAAGAACCACTTCCAAGACCTCGAATAGGAAAGCACCTTCCCCATATTTGTTAAAACTGGCTTGAAGATGCTTATTTTGGTGTTTGTTCTTTTTTAGGGAAGAAATATGTCGATTAGCCCGAACCTTAAAAAGCTTTGCAGAGCCAATGTAAATTTTCCCATTGACTTTATTTGTTATTTTGTAAACGCCAGATTTATTATTATGTCCGTTGTATATAAAATCCATAATAATTGCTTTGTAACTAGTATATTGTTAAAAGCATCCTTTGTTTCCCGTCAGCCAAACGAAATATTATACTTTGGGGGGATTGGTATTACTTGTAGTTTCTTGAGTTCCCACTCTGATTTATTGGCCTCGATCTCTGCTAATTTGTCGTAGGTCAGCCCATCAAGGGTTTGTTTTAACCCACCCTCGCCAGTAAGAAGACCTGCTTTATCTTCTCGTGCTTGTGTAACCAACTCGTCGCCATTTAGTTGTAATTCGCCACCAGGGATTGGAAAAGTCTTAATCTTTCCTCTAATAAGCCCTAACAACTCTTTACAAGAGGCCAGCGTATATTGATAAATCCAATGTTTTGCCCAGGGGTTTAGCGTAGAATAGTTGATAAGACCAAAAGGGATGTTCGCAGGATGCGCCACGCCAAACAATGTGTCATCTTGCATTGCCGGTTTTTGCCCACCAAGCACACTTCCGCTAATGCTTAGTGTCCCACTAACAAAATCCGTCCCCAAAACACCTGGAGCTGCTGACGGAGGAAACGCTACACGTACCCATAATTTATCACTAAACCCTGGTAAAAGATTTGATGGAGCGGGGTATATTCTTAGGTTCCTGCCATCAATTCTGTATCTGTAGTGTGACCTACGTACACGCTGTGCTGTCTCAAGCATTTGTGCACGTAAGATATCTTCAAATAGCGGAAGTACATAAAATCTTGTGTCTGGAATAAAACTCTCTACCGGCATACCAGACGCTATAAAGTTTGATGCAAGATTGGAGTTGTATACAAATTGAATTGGGGCTGTGTGATACACTTCAACAATTTTCATTCGTCCTTGGCTACCAGCGGGCATAAATGCACTCAAAGGTCTACCGCTTCCATCCTTCAGGGTTGAGTAAAGGTCGTAATCCTGTTGCGCTCTTTGTAGAGTGATAGACCCACTATATGTGTCTAGCGACTGACCAAAACCAACTTCAGAGGCGTATGGTTCGGCCTGCCGAACAAGAAACTCAAGATTTGGTCTTACATATGTGTCTGTAAGGTTAATGCTTAATTCTGCTGTATTTCCTGTGGGGTTATTAGGGTCTACTGAACCTGTTGGCTGCCCTAGGAGCGTAGCTAAATTTGATTTAGCTTGATATTCAATAATTTGTGCATTGAATGCTAAAGAAGCTTCTTCAAAACACGACCAGATCATTTTTTTTGTTAGTTCAACCGATAATACATCCTCCCCCAACTTCCTCATAATAAATAATACAATTTTATCTGCATCTTTTTGAAATACTTTATCTGTATCAAAAAAACCAAAACTTGTTGGATTTAGGGTTGTTAAAAAGGTCGACATTAAACATAAATATACTGTGAGATACTAAATGGGAAAGAAAATTACATACGAAGAGGCAGTCGAAAGACTTAAAACCCGAAAGGACATCATTCTATGCAAAAAAGAATTTTCGGGCTGGAAAAAGAAAACTAAATTTTATGATTTGGTTGTCAAAGAATATTTTTGGTCTATTCCATTTGACGTACATAGACACAAGATCGTACATCCAAAACGCAGGCAAGAAAAAAGAAAGAAAACAACTTTAGAACATTTTGGGGTTCCGCATGCTATGCAATCCCAAAAAATTAAAGACAAATCAAAACAAACATGTTTAAAAAAATATGGAAAAGAAAACCCACAGCAAATAAAAGAGTTTAAAGAGAAAACTAAAAAAACACTTTTAAAAAAATATGGTTACGAATATCTTTCGCAAATACCAGAGTTTAAACTTAAAAATAAAGAGACGTGTTTAAAAAAACATGGTGTAGAATGCCCGTTATCCTCTGTGGAGATTAGACAAAAAGGAAAAAATACAATCCAAGAAAAATACGGCGTTGAACACCAAATGTACTCTCAGGTAGTAAAAGACAAAATTAAAAAAACCTGTACAGAGAAATATGGAGTTGAACATTATGCTAAAACC